CCGTTCGGGCAGAAATTGCTAACCTACTGCCTCAGATTAGTAACGCGGCAAAAGCGGCTGTGGCAGACTCTAGGATGCGTGGCGGTGGCTTTAGCAAGGCAATGGTAGGTGTGTAATGGCGGCATTTCCAAATGTAGGTATCCAAAACATGACGATGCGGCTTCGCTCTGCAACGTCGATTAGCACGTCACCCTTTACCTACGATCAGCAGACGTTTCAGCATCAAGGTGTCAGGTGGGAAGCAGAGGTTACATTGCCACCACTAACCCGCGCAGATGCTAAACAGGTAGAGGCGTTTTTTGCGTCACTCAGAGGGCAGGGCCAGACGTTCACTATGGGCAACCCTCTGCATAACGTCACCGCTGTCGGCACGATTACCAGCGGATCACGCAACAGCACGAGCGTAACAGGATCGGTTGCAGGCGCTGTCGCTGGTGATTACTTTGAGTTAAATGGCGCGCTGTACATCATTACAGAGATCGCTGAGTCTACATTCGATATAATGCCGCCGCTCAGAACGGCCATAACATCGGCCACCTCTATGGACTTCACACTGCCGAAAGGAAATTGGCGTCTAGCCTCTAATGAAATCGAGTGGAACATCAATCAGGCTAGTCTGTACGGTTTCACTTTTGCTTGCGTTGAGGCTATATGAGCAGATCACTGACATCAGCGATGCAGTCGGCAGTTACCGCCGATCTAGTCCGCCCAATCACGTTAGTGCAATGTGCTTTCGACAGCGGCAATCTCAACTTGTGGAACGGTATCGGCGATCTAACAGTTGATGGCGTTGACTATGTTGGCGCAGGCACATTACTAAATATCTCAGCAATTAGTGAAAGTGCAGAGCTAACCGCTAACGGGATCACTGTTGCGCTGTCTGGCGTTACAGAGCCACTGATCTCTAAAGCGCGTGACGAAGATTATCAGGGCCGCGAGCTTAAGGTGTTGCTGGGCATCATTAACGAAGATGGCACTGTCAGCGTTGATCCTGTCGTGTTGTTCAGCGGATTTATGGACACCATGAGTCTGAATGACGGCGGCGAGACGGCGACAATACAAGTGTCCGTTGAAAACCGTCTTATTGAGTTTGAGCGCACAAGAGTGCGGCGTTATACGGCTGAAGATCAAAAGATCGACTACCCTAACGACAAGGGTTTGGAGTTCGTTGCAGAAATGGCTGAAAAGGAAATTGTTTGGGGCCGATCTAGCGTTTCAACGGCGGCAGGCCCAGATGGTGGCCCTGTGCGTGAAAACCCCTCTGATTTGCCCTAAGGAGAAGCGTCATGGATTTCGCATTAGAAAACTTGGCTAAGGTACGTCGTGAAATCGAGCCTTTGCTTGAAGAGCATTGGAAAGAAATCGCGCTCAACAAAGACAAAATCAAGCTGAATCCTGATTGGCGAGCGTATGCCGATCTCGATTCGATTCATGCGCTTCGCATTTACACAGCGCGGAAAGACGCCAAGCTAATGGGCTACTTTGTTGTCATCGTTAGCAAGTCACTTCACTACCGCGATCACCTGTTTGCCAATAACGACATTATCTTTCTGACTAAAGCCGCTCGTAAGGGGCTGACAGGCGTTAAGCTGATTAAGTTTGCCCTCGACTCACTAGAGGCCGAAGGCGTCACTAAAGTACATATCAACACAAAAGCGCATCAGCCATTCGACGCTATATTAGAGCGTTTGGGCTTCGAAGAAATCGAGCGCGTCTATTCTTTGATGCTGAGGTAAAAAATGGCAGTTAGTGCTGTTTCAGGATTAGCAAGCGCGCTTGGCGCGGCGGCGGCGGCTGGTGGGATTAAGGCGCTCACGTTTTTTGCGCTTAAAGGCTATGCCGCATTCGCGGCGTGGGCGGCGGCGGGCGCTGGGTTGTCTATGGTTTCCCGCGCCTTGGCCCCTAAACCTGATTTAGGCGCAAGACTGCAAGGCATATCCCAAACGAGGCGCGATCCTGCTAGTCCGCGCAAGCTAGTCTATGGACAAATCCGCATAGGCGGGCAAGTCGTTTTTATCGGTAACTCAGGCGATGACAATGCCTACCTGCATCTAGTCATCGTTTTTGCATCGCACGAAATCGAATCATTCGAAGAGTTTTATTTTAACGACAAGCTAGTTTACGACAACGGCGCAGTGCTTACAGATTGGAGCAGTGTTGTTACCTTAACGACGTTTGACGGATCACAGACAACGGCAGATAGCACTCTGACTAGCCAGTTTGTCCAGTGGACAGCAGATCATGTCTTGAACGACATGGCATACGCGCACTTTAAGCTGAAGTGGGATCAAGACAAGTTTCCGCAGGGTGTGCCAAATATAAGCGCCGTGATAAAAGGCAAAAAGGTTTACGATCCACGCGATGGCGCACAAAGCGCAACGGATGCTAGTACGTGGACATATTCACGCAACCCCGCGTTGTGTGTACGTGATTACCTCGTAAATCAAAAGTACGGCCTTGGCGAAAATCACGCGCTAATTGACGAAACCGCACTAACATCGGCGGCAAATTTTTGTGATGAATCTGTCGCGCTCGATGGCGGCGGCACACAGACACGTTATTTATGTAACGGCTTGATAGATTCAGGCAACCAGATCAAAGGCAATATTGAGCAGATGTTGTCGGCTATGGGTGGCAAACTCACCTATTCGAGCGGTAAGTATTTCATCGAGGCCGCAGGCTATGTCGCGCCTACCATCGAGTTTGATGAGGCCGACTGTACTGCCGATATTCAGATACAGACACGACAGTCGCGTAGAAGCGCCTATAACGGCGTTAAGGGCATTTTCGTATCTGAAGAAAAGGAATATAAGGTATTAGATTACCCCGCTCAGATTAGCTCTACATACGCCACAGAAGACGGCGATCCGATTTACTTAGACATGGCCCTGCCGTTTGTAACTAACAATACGCAGGCACAGCGCCTTGCAAAAATCGCACTGCTGAAGTCACGCCAGCAAGTCGTGATAAATATGTCGGTAAACCTTAAGGGCTTGCAGGTAAAAATTGGCGACACCGTTAAAGTCACTAACGAGCGCCTTGGCTACGACGAAAAGATTTTCGAGGTTATTGATTACAGCTTAGAGATCACTGAGGGAAATCTTGGCGTTAATCTAACGCTGATCGAAACAGCGGCGGCTATCTACGACTGGGCGACTAGCGACGAACAGGACTTTTTGAGCGGTGGAGTGCTCGATCTGTACGACGGCAGGACAGTCGATAACGTTACTAGCTTAGCAAAAACCGAAATAGCGTTGCGCGGCCCCGATGGGAACACTACAACAACCACAGAATTGACGTGGACAGCACCCGATGATGCCTTCGTAGATTTCTATAAGGTGCGCTACAACGTCAACGGCACGACTAACTATTTCCACATGGAGACTAAAGAGACTCGCATACTGTTAAGCGGGCTGAATGTTAGCTCTAACTACGATTTCCGTGTGCAGGTGCAAAACCTGTTAGGCGTTACCAGCACTGGCACGACTCTGACTAATCAGTCTTTTGCTGGCGATAGTAATGCGCCGTCCCCAGTGACTAATGCGAGCGTCACAAGCGGACTTAAGAACCTAACGCTAGAGTGGACTAACCCCACGGATATCGATCTGTCTTACGTGCAGATTTATGTTGATAGTTTAGGTGTCAGCAAGCCCGCCTCACCAGTGGCACAGGTGCGCGGTACTGAGTATGTCTACCCAGCGCAGTCTGGTGAAGGCAAAGGCACGTTGAAATACTTTTGGCTGGAGGCCGTTGATTATTCTGGCAACGTATCAACCACAGTCGGGCCTGTATCTGAACAGATACTGATCCCGAAGTCAGATGAAATTGACGGCGATGTATCAGAAATCGTTAGCGTCGGTATTGTCAGCTTTCCCGCACACACGGTTGGATCGAGCGCGTCTACCTTCGGCACGTTTACTGTTCCTGCCGCCGAAGATGGGGTGAAGAAGTACGGCAACGTAAGTGGCAATCTGAAGTTTACGACAGACTCTAACGTCGATACCTGCATTCTGAATATTGACGTGCAACGGGAAAGCAAAGGCGTAACGAGCGGCACAGGAAATCGACGGCTATGGTGGCATTGCAACAAGTCAAACAAGCCCAAGCGATATCGAAAAACCGCTATCAGTTGAGTATCAGTCATCGACAGATCGAACGCGCATTGTCTATACAAGTCTTAGCCAAATCACGACAGGCACTTTGTATTACAATCCTGACAGGTGGACATCGGCAGGCAGTTTTTTGAGCGATGGCGCTGGCCCATATCGGCCGATGATCGCAGGCAGTTTAGGCGGCTCGACGACGGCAACAATGCCTATAAATTTGCCATTAGCAAAAAGCGATGCCGACGAGGATTACAGGGTGCGCGTTAATACCATTCTCAAGTCTAGCGGCGTTATTGGGCTAAACCAGCTAACGGCACAAGTGATATTGGCGGCGTAAAAAGATGAGCATCATTGCAGGCTATACACGATCAACGGATGACGAAAACGTAACGATTGGCACCTATGAAAGTGTCGGCGCGGCAGAAACTGCAATCGCCGATGACACATCATCGAGTGTTGCCACGTACTGGTTGGCCTCATTCATAAACCCTGACACTAACACCCCAGACATTCTTGCGTATATTGATCCTTAA